ATCAGGAACACTACTGTGAGCACAAGCCTTCTGTGACCATCTCTGTCAAGGAGCAAGAGTGGCCTAAGGTTGGTGCTTGGGTGTGGGACAACTTTGACAAGATCACTGGCGTGTCTTTCTTGCCGATGGACGGAGGAACCTATCGACAGGCACCGTATGAGGAGATCGACAGTGCGGAGTACGAACGCCTAAAGGCCGCAATGCCTGCGGGGATTGACTGGGATGCTTTCATTGAAAGGACTGACAATGTAGAAGGAGCACAGACTTTGGCCTGCACGGCTGGAGCCTGCGAACTACCGTGAACTTCATCCTACAGTTCAGGCTCGGTATCGGCTTCGACATCGAGCACAATGAGATCAATCGGTACTGTATGTTAGACGAGGAAGGCAAAGAAGAAGTTGTTTGCTTCGTTGGTCTAATCATAAAGATACCGTTCATTGAAATCCTGATCGGAGATTTCTTCACGGAATAAAAAAAGCCCCTGCAAGGTTCCATTTAAGGTTCCTTGACAGGGGCTTAATTATTTCAACAGCAGGCTTTCTGCCTGTCTCCTTCTAGTCAATCCTCTGAGCACTCTACCGGCTGCTTTGTCCCACTTGAGACACTCCAGCGCAGCCTCTTCCCAGTTCTTCTCGTTGATCCTCTTCCTGAAGGTACTGATACGAAGGTTACCCAGTCCACAGTTGTAGGCCCATGACAGCACAGCAGCCTGTCGCCTGGGTGACTCATCCTTCAGACCGGGGCAGAGCTTCATCACACCCACATAGAAGTACTCCATGTGCTCGTCTAAGCCCTTCTCGCACTGCTCCATAGTCCAGATTGTGTCTGGATTGATGTCAGGGCCAGTAGAGCCATAGCCGATAGTCCACGGGTGTCCGCCTGTGCCCGGATCAGGATACGCTTTGACTCTACCGTCAGGAAGAACCTTGGCGCATCCTTCAAAGGGCTTGACTAGAACATTCTTACATAGTTCAATTGCGGGGTTCATACAAATGAGTTTCGCTTAGAACAGTTTTCGCTTGCTGTAATGACTTGAAGATTCCAAGGCACATGAAGACCACATACGGTCTTCCCTTGCAGCGGAACAATATGATCGACATGCCACTTTATTCCTGTGGCTTTTGTTCTTACCGCTGATAGATGGTATGCTTCTTGAATCATCCATCGCTCGTCTTCAGAAAGCCATTTAGGACAGGCGTTAAGTTTTCTGGTGTGTCGAAGCATACAATTAGCATTGTGCTTTTCTTTATTTTTCTCTTTCCATTCTTTGCTCTTTAACTTGGCAGGTTCTGGATTTAGAAGATACTTTTGACGAGATTTTTCTGAGATTTTATCTTTATTGTTTAGATAATATTCTCTTTTTCTTTCTACCAATTGTTCTCGTTTTCTAGCACGATACTGCCTGTCCCATTCTGCTTTTGCCTGTTTCTTTTCTTCTTCTGTAAAATATTTCTTTTTCACAGTTTAGACTCTCGTTTTTCGATGCTGCGGCCAACAAAGAAAAATGACAAGATCATCATAAGCATACTAAAATCATCTGCCGTCCAAATTTCATCAATAAGCTGACTTGCAGGAATTCCGCTATTGACTGCGTATGACACAGTAATGATTTTTACAGCCGTGTATAGTCCAAACATCAGCCAAGTGATTCCAGGTCGAACCAACGCTGAAATACTGGCAACCCACTTGTATGCTTTACTGTCTGCCTCTGCTTGTTGCTTAAAAGCCTCACCAATGGCGTCTATCTGATGAATGCTATGGTCTACATAACGCTCTTCCATGCGGTACTCACCCCGCATCTTCTCTAGGTCAGTCTGAAGAGAAAACATCTTCAGTTCGTGGCTTCGTTCATCTTTGCGGTCAAGCCACTTCAGTACCTCCGGGGCCAGCCGGAACAGGCCACCGAAGATACTGCCTAGAAGACCGCCTCCTAGCATTTCAAACATCTTATTCTTCCTCAGTCCTAGTTAAGCGGTTGTATTCTGCTAAGACCTGAGCACCAGTAATAGATCCTTCTTTGCTGGCTCTTTTCTCAAGAATCTTACCAACTTCTCTTACTGCGTCAGGGCGGCTGCGTAAAAGAACCTGCATTGCTCGTAATCCTCCCTCAGAGTACAGCACAGGAGTGGTCACAACAGCAGCCAACGCAGCAGGAGGGGAAGATAGAGCAGCGCCTAAACCAAAGCCCTGGACGACTTGACGACCAGTCTGATACTGAGTAGCGTCTTCTCCAAGCTTCTCAAGAGCAGCGTCTGACAGTTCCTGACCACGGGCTTGGCCAGCAGCAAAGGCAGTCTTGTTACGGCTACTGTCCCGCTGACGAACAGCGGTAGAATATTGTTTAGGGGTGAACACGCCGTTAGCAGCACCGGAGTTCGCTGCCGCAGTACGCATCACGGCGATATCTCCGTAAGCGTTGTCTACCCGACGAAGAGCAGAGGTCTGTTCAGGATTTTGACGACGAAGATTCTTCTTCATTGTCTCTAGGACATCAAACAAAGCATCCCCGATGTCTCGTTCTGCTTTAGTAGCACTATTCTTGTAGGACAGTGCTTCTTTCCTCAGATCAGACTCGATACCTTTGTATGTTTGTCCGTCAATCCTGGCGGAAGTCCTGAAATTCTGCAATACAATATTGTCTAACTTAGAAACAACTTCTGCGCGCTGTGAGGGGTTCAATCCCGCCTTATTGACAGCTTTTACCGCATCAGAATAAGTATCCGAAGTCATTGAAAACTTAATCTTTGATAAAACCTCGTCATACTTCCTGTCAATAATGTTGTTAGCCTCTTGGACAGCATCTCTACCAATGACATCAGCCGGAAGTTCAGAATTAACCTTCTTCAATGCGCTATTGATTACGCCTTTGTTGAATTGGAAAACTGCACGCTCTTTTGCGTTGCTGATGTAAGAGCCAACCAAAGGAACAACTTCTGCAAACCGTTCCACATCTTTGTACTGACCACCAAGAATCTGCCCCGGTGTCATTTGAATACCGAGGTCTTTCATTGTCTGCTCGGCTTTGCTAATCAGCGGGTTGGCTGCTTTACCGATTACCGTGGCGGCTGCTGATCCCAAAGCACCACCAACAGCACCACCGACTGCTTGACCGGCCTTTTCCTCAGTAAAACCGTCTTCAGACACCACTGGCTGAAGAACACCAGTGGCAGCGCCGCCAGCAACGGCTTGACGGGCTTTAGAAACACCTCCTACAGCCTGTCCAGCCCGAAGCCCTACAGCAATGTTTGCAGGGTTCAGCACATTACCACCAAGACGAGCAATATCGAAGCCCTCTTCTCCACGGGCTTTTCTGGCCTCTTGATAAGCCTGTTCTTCGGCCTTAGCCATCTCGTCAACACGGGCAGCCTCGCGGCCAAAGAACTGACTAACCACATTAGGGGCCATGCCACCGGCAGAGGTTACAAACTCCAAGCCACGGGGGAGCAACTGAGCACCGGCAGTCAGGGGGTCTTTCAACCCCATCAAGAAACCAGACTGAATAGCCCCTTCCTGAGCCTTTGGCGCAGAAGGAAAGTCCTCCTCTTTAGCAAGGCCAGCGGCAATTGCTCGTTGCTTAATTTGCTCCTTGGTAACGTTATCGGGAACACCTCTAATAACGACTCCATTTGGAAGGGTCACATCCATTATTTTCCTCCTGACGGGAGATCATTCCAGTTCACGGTACGGGCACCGCTAACACCTGTCGGAAGAGGTTTACCCTGTTCAACAGCCGTTTGCTGCTCCTGTACTCGTTTAATACCACGTTGAATCTTTTGTTCTGCTTGTTGAAGAATACGCTCAAGAGCTTTCTTCTCAAGAGTAATTTCTCCACCAACAACCTGACGCAGATAACGAAGTTCTTCAACGCTATCGTTACCGCCAAACTCTTGCAGTCGAGGAATAACAACCTCTCCAATAAGAGCACGATACTGTTCGGTATTGGCTAGACGGGCCTTAGAGCCGATTGGAGTAAACTTAGCAACAGCTTCTTGCATTGGGCCGTAACCGCCAGTATAAATACCGGACTTAAGCAGAGTCTGTGCGCTTCTTACGGCAGACAAGGCATCTTCTTTACCTTGAATCTGAGCAACCTGTTCCCCAGTAAGTTTACCACCGGCGCTGCCCATAGCCTCGCCTTGCTTTTTGGTGATAACTCCAGTAAGCTGTGCAAGACCAGCGCCAAGAGATTCTTCCAGTGTCTTACCAGCAGGCCCTAAATCCTTGATTGTTTCACCAGTAAGCGAGTTGATAAGAAGTTTACGACCACCAGCAGAAGTTACTTCTGTCTTCATTGCCTGTTCTTTAGGCACTTTCAGAAGATCAGCAACAACTTTCGGGTCTTCAGCAAGTCCAGCAGCTTCTTCCTGAGTCATGTCAGGGAATCGCTTGATTAGTGCAGCAGCACGAGCACTGGCGGAAGAAGCCGCCGCAGTTCCTTTTCGCTTAGTTTCTTCAGTTTCTGCTACTGTCTTAGCCAAAGTAGCCTCTTGCTGCATCATTTTACGTGCTTGTTCGGCAGCTTGCTGTGCAACTTGAGAATTAACAGAACTCGCAGCGTTAGCAAACTTCAGCATACCCTCAGCAGTGTTCGTATCAAACTGCTGTGCCAACTGACGCAATTGCGAAGCCTGCTCAAGCATCGGATCACGGGCACCAAGAGCACGGGAGGCTTGAGTAAGCCCACCGTAGATGCCAGCAGCAATCCGGGACTGCGGATTCATGTTAGCAAACTGCATGGCGCGTTGACGATCAACTTCAGCCTGAGCCTGTTCAGGACTA